GTTTTGGTTAAAGTATCTCATGCTTCTGTCAGCTTCCGGATGACAGATTTGTTCTTATGAAGATTACTATTATTAACTAGCTACCACAAGGGACTGGGTACTTTGACCCAATAATTAAAATTAGTAATCATTATTTATAAATAAATTTATTTGTCACCTTATAAATAGGGCGTGTCACAGTCGGTAACTAACTGTGCCGTCTCGTTAATGGGTCTACTTGTAGTAGTAGTTTGAGTTAGGCTGCGTGTGTTTTACTTCTTTAACTTCAATTGTTTTAATTTGTTTTCTAATTCTTGGATGTCCTTGTCATTGTGTATATCATTTTCTTCAAGATATTGGTTTATAATTTTGTCCTCCTCATCATCTTGTTTTAATTGTTCTATTATTTTGTTTTCTTCTTCTGGATGTAGATCTTTCTTGTGTTTGTTTGCACTCCTAATTTGAATGGGTTGGTCAATTAACTCCGCACCTGGTTGTGATACTACCTGTGTGCAAAAAGCATGGCCTGTTATGTAAGTTTGGACAGAATCAGGGGACTGTGCAAATGAATATGTTTGAGTGGCTGGTGATGCTCTGTAAAAATGCATATGATTGCGGAACTCTTCGTCTAGCATAGAACTGGGTGTGAATGACTGGGTGGTTCCGTACATAACATATAATATTATTTGATATTGCAAGTTTTCTTCTTCTTGTGCATTATCGCCATATACTAAAAATGGTGTTCCCTGAGCGTGTGAAAATGATTGATTGACTTTAGTTGATTCGTCGGTCCAGTTAGCTGAAGTATCAATTTGCACAGGTTGAGGCTCTTCAGGTTCTGGTTCTGGTTGTGGCTTTGCGTTATACTCAAGTGTGGATGAGCAGAAATACCATACTGGTAATTGTGGTGCGACATTAACAGTTGTTTCATTGTATGTATATGTTAGTTGATTATCCACACTGTCTGCTTGTATTAATGCACCTAATGCAACTTGGTCATTTGTAGCGCATGATATAAGAGCCATATTTTCATAATCCATGTCTAGTTGTTGTTGGGGTGTCGTCATCCCTGAATTGAAAAAGACATGGGAGTAACCAATTGGATTTTTGAAGGTGTAAGCATAATCCACATAAAAATAGCCTGGTATTATTCTTTGATTATTCTCATTCACTGTAGCTATAGCAAGTGCAATATATGTGAAGGGGTTAGATTCCTGATCAAACTTGCCAGCACATCTAAATAAATTGAATTGTAGATTAGATCTCATGGTTACTGTAGTAGTAGCAGGTTTATAACATTGGGTCATCATACCCCCTGGAGAAGTTCTTAAAGTCTGTTGGAAGTTAGAGGGTGATGGGAGAGTGTTCCATAAAGTTCCTGCTATTACATTACCCTGTTGAGTTACTGCACATTGTGGGACATAGGTGACTTTAAACATTAATGGCCTATAATTTTGATAGCCTGATGCTAGTGCTGCAACTCTTGTTCCTGTCCAATAGCACGGATTAGATGGTATCACTGTAATTACTGAGGTATTTTGTGATGTTGTAAGAGTATCTGGAATTGCATATACTAAATCTCTTCCTTTTACTGTCATTGAATTGCCATCTTGTGAGGTTATATTAAATATCCTTCTAAACGATCGTGTTCTTGCTGCTGGTAATCTATTGGCATTAATTTTTCTTTTTAATCTGTTTATTTTTACTTTTGTTTTACGGTTTAATTGTCTTTTAACACGCGCAACCTTCTTTCGAATTTTGCGTGTGATTTTAGTCTTTTTGGAAGTATTCATAAGTGATAGTTTCTAAAAATTTTATTTTGCCCAGCAATCCTAATTTGGATTTTAACTCCTCTGTGTCAAACTCTGCGTTGATTTGATCATTAATATATTTTAGTTCTAATAAGGTGTTTTGTTCTGTTCTGTGATTGTATTTGGCTTGCATGTTGTCCCAATAATTACTAAATATCAGATCTTCTGAAGATTCTCTATTGACTACGTCATATAAGTCAGCTAATTTAATGTTCATATCATCTCCAAATCCAAAATCATAATTTTCCTCTCTTCTCTTTGCTTTAAGTAATTTATCATATAATGAAGGTAATGCTTTGTTATATGTTGGTGAATTTCTATACATATTGTGTATGTTATATGCTTCATGGATATGTGCTAATCTCATTATGTCAAATATCTCAATTCCTTTATATGATGATTCATAAGCCATTGCTTGAGATAAATGATATAGTACACGCATATGTGGTGAGTAATTCTTAGTTTTAACGGCATACATACTAAGATTAAACAATTTACTTGGGTTTCTGGTTAATGTTATGTCATCAGAGTTTGGATTAATGTACCATGCTCTCAGACTACAAAACTTTAGTGAATCTGGGCCACCTATATCAAGGAATTTACATATTTGTCCTAATGCATACTGGCGTGTGTCTAATATTTCGTACTTAGCGTCTGGTTTTGGTAGAAAATATTTATTGTATATACTTTTTATTAATTCGTCTGAGACATATTGTTGGTATAATACAGAAAAATCATCTCCTTTTGAGAAGCAAACGTAATCTATGCCATATCGAAGGCCTTCAGCATCATTGGCGAAACGATTATACATAGCCATTCGTATGGTGTTTGCTAATGTAGTATCTGCATCACCTGAGAATACTGTTCCTAGCACTTTGTATGTTAAATATGTTATCTTTTTATTGTCTAAAGTGTATTTTACATTCATCGTTTTATAATATTTTTGACTTTGATGGAAGAATTCAGCTTTAGGTACATGATACACTTTATCCATGACTCTGGAATATAAATATCGATCCACTGCTTTGAGTGTTACATCCTGTGAATTATCAAATGCAGATCCATCTCCTTCAACGACTTTGGTAAATCCTTCTTTATAATAAGCATTAATGTCTTGGGCCATTTGTGTGAGATTCTTTCCACCACAATATCCCTTTAAATGTCTTGCACATATCTCCTCTAGTTGCCAGGTAATTGGACCCATTACATACTTTGTGCGCTGTGGAATTGAACAAACCATTCGTGGTTTTCCATCAGTTGGTTGTAGCTCTGCTTTAACTATAGCTTCATAATCCTCCGTTAATAATTTCTCCTTCTCTTTTTCTGTAAAAGTAGCTTCAAACATGGGTCTATCTCTGAAGTACATTCGTATAGGGTCTATAGCTTTCTGTTTTGATGCTGGTAGATGTGAATACCATTGTGCTTCATTATATCCAAATGCGTTGAGATACTCACCTATATCCTCCTCTATTTTCTGTTTGGCATATTCTACAAATGCATGTGATATGTTGGATGTTGGTGTCGGGGCTGTCTTAATTTGTCGTTTTGCTGCTGCAAAAAGTGTTTGTTTATTTTTTCCATACATCATAACTTCTGGTACTAATGGATCTTCAGATGGATTGAGAATCTTTTCAAACCCGACTCTCTTTTGTGAATCATCTAATATTTGAGATACTGATATATCGTTTATGGTATGGAGCCATTTTGCTAGCTTAGGTTTTAACTGAGATGTGTAATTATAAACTTCAGGATGTGTTGTTTCTGATAGGCTCTTCAATTGTTGATCTTTTATGTTTATTAATAGTCTTGGAAAACCATAATTGGCTGTTTTTGTGTAATAATTATCATCTTTTCTAAGCATTCCCTGTCTTGCCAATTCGTCTAATATAGGTATGTCAGTTTTGTCAAGGGATGCGATGGGTATCGTATGAAGGTGTGGATGCATATTGGTTTTTAATGATTTGTCGTCATATACACAACATGTATTATTAGGCTTTGCATGTTTTTCTATGTTGTCAGATAAGTATGTGAATTCATATTTAGCAGGTGTATATTTAAGTTGTTGTATTTTAAGCTGTTGATTTTTATCTACGCGGTCAGCTTCCGCGTTAATAAGGGACTTGTTGCCCCCGCTTATGCGGGGGAGGATGCTGGGCGCGCCCGAAAATCCTGCGGTGATGATTGTAATTTAACATCTACTTCTTTATCGCGCCATAATGCAGTTAGCCATCTCCATATTTTTTCAAATACATTATAGCTTGGTTCTTTGTATTCCTCTATTTTATATTCACCATTCCTGAATGCTTGCATATTCTTAATTAATGATGATTGCATTAAAGCACCTAGTCTTTTCTCAGCTGTGAAAGTTCGCATTAAGATGTCTGCTAATAATGGAATAACTTGATTTGGTATATCTAAATCTGGTGCATTTGAATTTATATATTTAATAAGTGATTTCATGGTTACTGTGTCTAATTCAGGTTCTGACATTATTCTAGCTGTCAATTTATTTATTAATTGTGGGTTTACCACCTTGGGTACAGAATATATAAAATCAGTTATATCATCAATTTGTTCTCTAATGGTGTATATAGTATGTCTTCCAAAGGCATCAGTTTCTTCTGATCGAACTGTTTTAGTAAAGTAGTAATTTCCATCCTTGAGGAACAATGGTTTTTCAAAGTATTGTTCTGCTAGGTATTTTCTGGCTTCTTCTGGTTTCATGTCTTTCTGATTGATTTTTTGTAATTTTGTTTTTCGAATTGTAATATTATCAGGATTTACTATTCTTGCTTGTATTTGGGCCAATTTGACTGGATCATTAGTCAATGAGACTTGGTTTTGGTTTAAAGCATTGAATTTTGCATTTAGGGCTATTACATTATATGCCATAACTTGTTTTTCTTGTGGTACTGGCTGCCGCTCACCTTCATTAAGCTGTAAGTTTGCACGCATTATTTCATTTCTTCTATTATTGTGTAATATATTTTGTTGTCTTTCTCTTAATTTTTCATTTGCATAATTATATTGTGATACATATGTAGCATTAATCTGATCTGATATTAAGTCTACTGCTGATGGATTTGATATCTTATGAATCTGGTATCTAACGTAATATGTTGCTCCACAGTCCACTCTTTCCACTGGTACACATCGTAATATGAATGGGTAAGGCACTGATGGTCTGATAACTTCTGCGCTTAGATCTGCATGTAAATAACTCATATATTCTATTGAATGTTCGTATTGGAATGCATTTCCCTTCATTTTCATAAGCATTCTGCATTGTGGTAATGTATATTCTTCCCTTTCCTGAACTGATATAGGTACAATACGAACTTTTCCCTCCTCTTTATAAATATAATTTTTATTGAGATCTTTCTCAGCTTTATCTACAAATTCATATTTTATTAGATGTTCATCAGTGTCTAGGTATTTCGGCACATGGGCTGTTCCTACGATTACTACTCCATCTTCCATATTGTTTGTTATAAGGTATAAATCATCTTTAGTCAAATAGTAAATTATATCTGTTAGATTGATCAATGCTGATCTTGGAATGTGACCATTCTGTGCTGCTTGCTGGAGGGTTTCATCATAATGATCCATTGCAAATTGGTTTTCTCTATCATCTATTATTTCCATAGCTTCTTTATAAAATGTTGTATATTCAGTATCATATTCTTCAATTTTATCTTCATCATATTCAACCTTTTTATTCTTTTGTCTTATAATTTCGTTTCTCCTGCAATCATCATAATATTTAGATACATTGTATTTTGCATCTTCTATTTCCTCTTTAGTCAATTTATTTCTAATTTCATATTCATATTGTCTGATAGCCATTTTTGTATTGCTTACGCGCTCTGCATCATCTGCTGCTAATAATGGGGTTAATAATATTGGATTTAATCCTGCTTTCAATATTCTGGTTGCATTTATGTCAACTATTCTCCTATTTGTAACAATTGTCCCTTCTCTTGGTTTAACAAAGAATTTTATATGCTCTATAACATTTCTATTTTCAAAAACAGATCGTACATAGTGACTTATATGATGTGGATTAGTTTCTACTGGTAAGCTTTTTATCTTGGCTGCATTAAACTTTTGTATTGCATTATATTCTTCTATTGGTCTAAAATCAACGTGCATTAAACTGTTTAATAATTTAGCATTACTGGGCGTTTCAGGTTTAGGGTATTTGTAATAATTATAATAACTTTCATAATTATTCTTCATAAAAACAAATCTGTCCATTTCTTTATACACGCTGACAGAAGACGTGTCATCTAAACGCTCCTTATTATCGGATCGTTTAGGCTTAGGAAATCGTTTATTTCCTTTG